GTTTTCGTATTCTAATTTGGCTTTTACAGCCTCTGCTTTATGCTCTAGGGCATAATTAACTGCTTTGCTGAGAGTCAGTTCTTCCTGTGCTTTTGGAAAGAAACTCATCAGCGCTAAAGCTATTGATAAACTATATTTCATTTTCTTTTTTTATTAAATTTTCTACTATTTCTAAACCTTTTGGCGTTACGATTGACCTTAGATAAAATTCTAAAAATTTGTCATCGTGCTCTTTTATTGATATACTTTTTCCTATTTCTTCTGGGAATTTTTCATACAAATCAATGGCATCACTTCCCGCGATAAACTGGACGGCAAGAAAAGTTTTATCCAGATTTTTTCGGTAGACTCCCTGTTTTATTCCCTCACTTATGTTGCCTTCTATGTGGGTTTTTATATCCTTGCAGCACCTTTTTTCAAATTCATAACAGAGTTCTGGGTAATATTTTTTCAGCTGAAAAAAACAAGGAGATGTTTCAAAGTCTTTTCCTAAAATACCATCTATAGATTCCTTGATTTTGAAATGCTCATGGATAGCGGTTTCGCATTTTCCTGATATTTCTGCAATTTTTCCGAAAGCTAGATCATATATATAGCCCAAAACAGCCTTTACTAAATCATCCTTTGATGGGAAATACTGATAAATGGTCTTTTTCGAGATATGAAGAGATTGTGCAATATCATCCATCCCGACAGTCTTAAAGCCATTTCTCAGGAATAGTTCCTTTGATTTTTCTAATATAGTGTCTTTCATATCTTGTCTGATTTTGTTTTGCAAAGATATAAAAATTCGGAAACAAAAAAAGTAAAAAAAGTTTCCAAGTTTATTTGTTTCTTGTAAAAAATTGATTTTCAGTGATAAAATTTCATCCTTTATAAACCAAAAGAAATATTTAAAGAATTTATCTTTATTTTTGCTGAAACATTTAGAAATATGTTTTCCGACGAATATTTTATGAAAGCGGCTCTCCAAGAGGCTCGCTATGCCCTTGAAGAAGAGGAGGTTCCGATAGGTTGTGTGATAGTTTGTAATAATAAAATTATTGCCAGAGGCCATAATCTCACCGAACGGCTGAACGATATCACAGCCCACGCCGAAATGCAGAGTATAACCTCGGCGGCCAATTTTCTTGGCGGTAAATACCTGAAAGACTGCACAATGTATGTAACTCTGGAGCCATGTGTGATGTGCGCTGGGGCTTTGTTTTGGTCGCAGATTTCCCGCTTGGTCATCGGAGCAAGAGATGAAAAGCGCGGTTTTCTAAATAAAGGAATAGAACTCCACCCTAAAACAGAAATCCTCACAGGTGTTTTGGAGGAAGAGAGTTCCCTTTTAGTTAGCGAGTTTTTCAAAGGGAAACGATGAATTTATTTTAATTCTTCTATGTATAATCGGCAAAACAAAATGTCCAAACTTTTAAAACAAAATGTCCAAAAAATTTGACAAGACAAAGATATAAAAAGCAGTCTAAATGACTGCTTTTTTTGTGTAGTTTTAAAACTTGTTTAAAGACCGTTTAAATCACACATTCAATTCAAACGATACTTTTTCACCCTTTAACAGCCTTTTGGTGCTGTCTATGTTATTCTCGTAAATATGGACATTGCCGAGTGTTAGTGTAATAGATTTCAAAGGTAAATCAATCTGCCTGCTGATTAAATACAAGTGGTAAAGGTCAGCAGGAAGCCCTAATGAAGCATCGCTGGAACGCTGATAAGCTGATAAGACCAGCTTTCCATTATCTATTTGAAACTGAATCAGTGACAAGCAGGGCTGTTGGTTGGTCTCTGTATCATTCCTGCCCAAAAACAGCACATAGTTCTTGCTGTTGCGCTTTTCTTTGTTGATTCTAGCAATCAAAGGCGGTAACTGCTCAAAGTAAGTCGGATAAGAATTTATCAGCATAGGCCCGCAGTAATCCCACCAGCTGATACCTGCTTCTCTATATTTTTCGGTTAATCTTTCTCCGTTTTGGAACAACTTAAGCTCTGTTTTTAATTTGTTTCTTGCGATTTGATGCCCTTCAAAGATTTCCAACAAATCTGATGGATAGAGTTTTAACTGCTCATCTAAAAGATATTTGATACTTCCTTTCTTGTTCTCCTGAACCTTGCCCTTTCTTAGAATTTTCTCTAAAATTTGATAATATTTGTTTTTCATAGTTTAATGATTATTTTTATCTTTGCAACTCTCACGCTAATAATGAATAAACCCGAAAACCCACAGAAGACATTTTGTCCTCCGTAGGGCTTTCGGGTTCGTTTTTTTAAATTAGCGTGAGAAACTATTTTAAAGCGGAGGACATTTTTTATCCTTATCCTCCAAAGGATTTTACTCTTCTTTTTTTCTATTGAGCTGTTTGTATTTCTTGAGTTCATCAGTAAGAAGTTCTACTTTGTCCTCAAGTTCTTTGATGACCTGCTTGGCTTCATCCAATTCCTTAATGGCTGTGATTAGTTTTTCACCCAAGTCATCTACCATAGCCCTGTAATATTTTAGGACTTTTTCAGCGTTCTCAATCTCTTTGCCTTCGTTGTCAGCGTTAATACCCTCTACTTCAGCAGTCTGCTTCCGCTTTCCAAAGATAAAGCCTGCTAACCCTGTCAGCACCGCAGAAATGAAAGTTCCGAAGTGTGGCAAAATGTGTTCATTTATAAATTCATTCATAATTCTTTCTTTTAAAACCCAGCGCCCGAAGACGCTGGTATTGTTATTCTATGCCACAGAGTGACTGATTCTCCTAATATGTTTAAGCTCAAAATTAATATCAAGCCCAGAGTTGGCATTGTGACATCTGATTCCCAATTTAAACCCTCTTTTATTTCCTACAATGTTTTTAAAATAATTAACTGTTCTAAGTGTTACTTTAACATCGTGGGCTGGTGCAGGAGATGCTCCTCCTGTAAATGAAAATACAGGGACTTCATCCAATGGATTGTTTTCAGCATCGTATATCACTGCTCTATAACCATCAGTGTTAAGGGCATCTATATTGTTGCCGCTCAGCCTTAGTGTCAGTTCCCAGTCTGTAACCTGCCCAGGTGTAGGATTAGGCATTATTCTGTTGTCGGCAAGAATATTCCCTGAATATATATCGTGAGACCCTAGAGGAGCACCATTTCCAAACTTATTATGAAATAGTGACTTGGTAGGATTTTCTACATCAAACATGGTATTATCCAAGGCAAACATTTTGTATTCTTCTGTAGATGTAATCAGTAGAGACTGCTTTCCTGATTTAAATTTATAATCCACAACTCCTGCCTGTCCTTCAGTGTATTTTTCTCCATAATAAGTCCTTCTAGATTTAGCCCAAGTGCTTGGGTCGGACAATGCTTCAGGCACATAAGTAAACTGTATATAGGTATTGGATAAAACATCTCCTTTTGCATTTCCCCATGCTGGGAGCGTAGTAGATTCTATCTCAATATGTGCCTTGCATACTCCTGTTTCGGTATCACTGTCTGTAATTTGGATAACAGCACCACTTCCTGAACTAAAGCTAAAACCTTGTGCTACATTAACCGACCCTTTTCCGTTGCTGATAAATGTTTGTATGCTGGAATGCTGGAACACTGTGGAATCTGATGCTTTGCCTCCCATACCTGTAACAGTGATGTCTACGGCTAATTTTCCAGCATAATTCAAATACATGCGGTCAATAGTAACCTCCGGTTTTCCTCCTCCTAATAAACCATCCACATATTTCTTTTGGACAAACTGCTCGTCTTGAGTAGGTTTTAAATACTTATCAGCTTTAATACCTTCCGCTCCTACTTCATATCTCAAAGGAGTGGCTGGAGCCATTGGGTTCATCGGGTCACGATAAGGAATAGAATAAGTAGCTCTTTCTTTCTCTACTATAAATTCCGTATTATTACCAGGCATCATTCTGTCAAAAATACCAAATTTTAAAGCGAAGTCACTAGCTTCTAAATTCACATCTGAATGATTATTATTCTTACTATACCTTAATGACTGAGTCGCTTCAAAATGAGTATTTTCGTTTGTAGAAGAGTTACTATTATTAAAAGATACTCCTCTTGAACTTACATCAAAATTAGTATTTTCATCATTAGTAGTTCTACTATAAGAAACATTGTCTTTATCAGAATAAAATGTTGCAGATACATTATTAGGAACATCTGCATCTATAGACTTTAATACTCCTTCAAAATGTTTACCATCTAAAGCATTTCCCGCAGTAAGAACATCTTTAATAGGTGGAGTTGTTCCTCCTCCGCCGGATTGTGTGCTTCCCGCTCTTACTTTCAAGGCTTTTCCCTTGTCATCGGTTACATACAAATCGGCTTCAGTTGCCGATACCTGATGTGCGATTAGTGTGTCTTTTTCTGTGGTAATTGTTCCGGGCGCTGGTGCTGCCTCTGTTAGAGGTCTTGTCTGTAATTCTACGAATCTCATAATGTTATATATTTAATGTTATTATTCAAAAGATTTTCCCGATGCTGTGGGTTTAATGAGGATTTTTCTCCATTCTTCTATCTGCTCCTGTGTCAATCCCGAAGCATCGGCATTAGCTTTATTGGTTAATTGGTCAGCATCTGCCTTGCTGGAAAGCGTGGTGCTAAGGTTTTGGATGTTTTCCTGTGGGATTAACTCATCCTTATGCCAGAAGGAATCTATCCAGTTCCAAAATTGGTCTTGTGTAGGTTTTAAACCTGTTTTAAACCATTGTTTTATTGTATTTATCGCTGTTTTTGCCATAATCTTAAACTTTAATCAAATCCTATAAACTCAATGAATTTAATAATACGGTACGGAGGCATATTGTTGTGAGGCTGGTTGCCTCCTGTAAGTCCTGTGTCACCAGGAGCATTGTTAGCGCTTCCGGGTTTAAACCCTATACCATCGTATCCATCCCAATGAATGCCGACCGCTTCTGCTGGTGTCAATGTTTTTCCTGAATGACTATGAGCAGGCATTTCTGTAATGGTCAGCTGGTGTGTCTTTTCTCCATCATTTTTAAGCAATTCGCTAAAATCAGCATCATCTGGATTCCAGCCTAGAGGCATTCTTCCCCTTAGGTCGGTGCATTCTTTCCAGCCCTCTGGTATAGGCTCGCTGGCTGGTTTCCCCCAAATAGCAATTAAGCCAATCGGCACAGGGCTTTTCTTTTCTTCCAATGCTTTAATTCTCCTCTCAAAATCGGCATTCTTTACCCCTTGCTTTATCAAATTATCTACACGCTTAAAATCTTCCCATTTAAAGGTTTTATCGGGTGTAGAACTTCCGAATGTTACATATCGTGTAATCTCAATAGGTTTAAATGAACCGTCTTCAAAAGTTCCTGATACCGCCTCTTCTTTGATAAAGACATTTGCTGAAAGACTTCCGCCTCTGAACTCCAATACTTCTTTGTTCACATAGACCACTCCGTTGCTTACCGTGTTCCCTGTTGTTTCACACCCCGAAATAATTACCATATCACCAGCCAAATTCCCAAGCGTGTTAAGGATATGGAAAGAGCTTTGCAGAAAATCCAGATTATTGGTATCCAGCGGAAAGCCTCCTGTTTGTTTGTATCTTACTACATTCATGTTAATATTCTTGTATTTTATAGCGTTTACTTGCCAGTTTATAAAAATCTATTAAGTATTTCATTTCAAATTCATTATACTGCAGTCCTCTCGGAACCAGTACGATAAAATCAACTCCTGTATCGCCATAATCAGCTCTTTCATAGAGATAAATTCTACCCAAAAACTTCGGTTTTTGCTCTCCCCTGGTATAGATGTACTGTCGCTGAAACCTGTTCCCATCAGTTATCTTTATCCGCCTTAATGAAATATCAAACTTATCGTTAAGCGCAGCGCGGAGGTAGCACACCTGCCCATTGTGAGCGAGGTTGTAGAGGTTAGCATTTCGGTTTACATTGAAATCATCGGCTATCTTTATCAAGGGATAATGAAGCGCCCGAAGCCATGCCGAGAGCTTTTCCCTACGGAGGAAAGTCGGAGTTAAAAGGCTTGTCAATTTTGGGATGTCCAGATTAAACCACATATTCAATGTTGTTAAAGTTTTCTATTTTGAAATAACCACTTACAGGGATTTTCTTAACCTCTATGGTCTCGTAACCACCGTAATCATTCACTCCAGCATCTATCCATTTGCTTTCAGCCAAAATGATATGCGGGATTCTTACGCCCTCTACCTGTTGGAGAGCATCCACCAAGTGTGCGAGGACTAATTCTCCATCAAATGGCAGGTTTTTCAAATACTCTTTAATCGCCTCCTCCACAGGTTTTTTACCCGTGATAATGCTTTGTCCGTTTTCATCCAAAACCAATGGGTCTCGGTAGATTTTCATCTGCAGTTTGAGAATATCGGGAAGGTAATTGATAACTGTAATTCTTACCCCTGCGTCTTTTATCTCATTCATATAGGCATCAAAAGAGGCTTTTTGTCCCACAGTGATTGGCTGGAGTTCACCGCCTTGTTCAGTGGCAATCTTGACAATGAGACGGCTCTCTGTATCTGCTTCTGTTACCGCCGAATATTTTACAATCTTAGAAGCCGAAATCTGGTCTTCGGTAAATCCTTGATTATTGAATTTATCCGTGTCCGGAATGAGGTCAAAACCATACTGAAAGGCTAACGCCTTGTTGCGGTACCAGCGTGCCGTGTGTGGTTTTAGCTGTGTTAAGGCATCTAAAACTTCCGCCTTGTGCTGGTCAAATATCAACTCTAAGGTATAAATCACAAATGCTGTGATGTACGCCCAAAGCCTCCATATCGCCACCTTGCTGGTGGAGGTCAGCCCTGCAAGAGCCGGTTCAGACTCTTTGGCTTTAATTATCTCGTTGTTGATTTGTTCTATACTTCTTGCCATTTTTTAACTTACTTTAAAATCTGTTTGAATAACCCAATATCCAATACCCTCTAATCTTTCCGCCTCTGGAAGCAGAGTTACTGCTGTGGCAGGATTACTCTTATATGATGCCATACTGAGCAGCACTAACTTATTGCTTGTTAAATCTAATGGACAGTTTATAATAGTTCCCGCCTTCACATCTTCTGTGATAGATGATTTGTTTTCTTGTGCCAATCTGTAAGCGTGTGCGGAGGTTCCATATAAAATATTGGATATATCCAGCCAGCTTTGATTTTCGTATACTCTATATTGTGTTATATTGTCCATTGAGCTGTAGTCCTTTTTCTGTTATTTTTAAGGCTTCTATGTGGAAGCTGTCAGCCTCTAACTGCACCCTTATTCTTCGGTCTAAAAATCGGTCTATATTCCCATGTTTGGACGATATAATATCACATCCTGTTTCGGGGTGTTCTTTCCATTCGCCCTGTCCACTTAGCAGGAGCATTTCTACAGACTGATTTTCAGCATTGCCTATCTCAAAATCACCGTTATTATCTATCTGTAATTCAAAATCTTTTATCAAAACATCTTTCATTATCTTAAATCAGCAATTTTTATTTCTATGGTTTGCCCAGCCCCTCCTGTTGTGTTTACTTTTATACCTGCTGGAACCTCTACAATAAGCTCCGATATTTCCTCCACAATAGCCTTTGCAAGGTTTCTGCTCATCTTATCCAAATAGTCTTCGCCATTTTCATTGTTCATTTGAGAAAGCCAAGCTGATTTTATTTTCCCTTGCAGCCTTTCTATTTTTAGTCCTGTTTTTGCCATATTAAATTCGGTTTAATCTTCCTTTAAAAACTTTTTAAATCGATTTTCAATCTCAATAAACTTCGGTTTATTAAGCAGGGTCAATGTTGGTCCGCCAGCATAAGTGGTAAATTTCATTTTCTGGATTTCCTGCAATAGGTCTGTCATCAGCTTTGCTAATGTTTCGTTTTCTTTCTTAAGCAGAAAACCCTCTGTATCTATCTTGAACTCTGTTTTTTCAATCTTAATTTGAAACTGCTTTATTTCAGAGTGATTAACTATTACAGCAGTCTCTTTGGTGACAAACACACAGGCTACTAAACTGCCTATTTTAGGCTCTACAAAAACACCATTTTCAGCCACTTGTAGATAAGCATCTAAAATCTGCGATGAACCATCTAACGGTTGTAAATCTGCCGTTTGATTTTCTATATCTACCGATGTTACTTCGCAAATTTTGGCATAAATCTCATCGCCTGTTTCGGTTAATTTTTGTAAAAGTTCTTTCATTGCTCGTTAATCGTTAGTGGCTGACCCAGTTCTATTTTCTGGCGGTAGCCGTTCATCCCAAAATCTATCTCTATTTTCTTTACCAGATAGACTCCACTATTCCCGTCTGATGCATGAATTTCAACCATATCACACTTGCTGACTTCGGGCTGTCCAAAGGTTTCAAATGAACCTTTAAAACCACTTTGTTTGTATCGTTCCACCGCTTGGATAGCGTATTTTTTTAATTCTGCTTCTGTGAGCCCATCCATTCTTATTTTTATCAAATCGCCATCTTTGTCACCATATTCATAGGTTACTTTTTTCTTTTTTCCATTAAAACTCTGTGCTTCACATCTTACTCGTATATCTTCTTTGTCTCTGTATTCAAAATCTTCATCAATAATGTTTTTGCCGTGCATGAATTTTACTTTCTTTCGGTTATCCAGAGGATAAGCCAGACCGATGTACAATACACTTTCTTTGTCTATTGTCCGAAAGTAGGAGGACAACATCATTTTTTCTTTCAGCTCCTGCAGTTCTTCCGAAGCATGGGTTTTGGTAAGCCTCCAGTTTCCCACTTTTATATTTTTATCCATAAGCTGAAACTTGATATTAGTTCCCTCCAATAGATAAGACACAATCTCATGTAGAGAAGCGTTTTTAAAAGCCTTTGGTTTTACCTTGTGAGACTTTAAGATAAACATACCATCTTCGCATTTTATGGTTATTGGTACTTTCGCATCTACCGAGCGGATAAATCCTGTAAATCGTGTTTCTAAATTATCATCATATCCAAGTCTGATGGTTATTTTATCACCTCTTTTGATTGGAGGTTTTCCGTTCTTGCTTACAGCTTCCTGCCACTTTATTTTTTTAGGGAGCTGAATTTCGCAGGTATCAGTAAGAGTAGATACATCTTCTACTATCTTGCAGTCTGCAACGGCATTAAATTTCCATGTTTTATCGCCCTCGATGATGATTTCACTACACAACTTTAACATCGTTTTCTTCTTTTAATCTAATTTCGTACGGCTCATCAGAGAGCATTTGGATATTGATACTTTGTCTGTTGGAGTGGGTTTCTTGTTGTAGGTCAAAAGATTTTACAACTGCTGATTTTATCCCAAAAATCTCCAAAAAATCACTCTGAACTTCTAAGGTTTCAGGAAGAGAGAGAATATTTTTCAGCTCTGCAACTGCATCTATCGGATAGTCAATATTATGCTCTCCTTCCTGGTCAATAGTGTAATTACTTATCCCTGCATCTATGGTAATGTTATAATCACCATCACTGATATACTCTTTTATCGTTCCATTGCGTCCCTGTAATGCTGTGGTAACGATGTTTTTTTCCATATTAAGGGAAATCAGACACTCATTGAATATAAACTCTTTCCCTCCGTGCTTTAAGGCTAGTGAAGTCAGCCAAGTTCTCCCTTCTAATTCTCCTAAATCCAGCAGTTCTGGGTTTTTCTCTTTTCCAACATACTCAGATGCCTTGAAAGGCTCCGCAGTGCTCATTCCAAAACGGAAAGCTAAATTTAAAGCCACACCTTTGGCTAAATGCTCTGCGTTTGGGGTAAATACATTTATCATCTTCTTATAATTTATGCAGTTGTAGCATTTCGGTCTGCTCCTGCAAAATCTGCTACTGCAGTACCGAATATTTCTTTAATTGCTTGTAAAATCTGCTCTTTACTTTCTCCGACAGTCCCTTTTTGAGTGTAGATATTTAGATTTTCCACCATTTTACCAACTGTAAGGCTGCGAACCTTATTTCCACTTTCTCCATCTTCTTTCTCGCTTTTTTCCTTTTTCTTCTTTGTTTTTTTGGCTGCCACTCCTCCAATAGTAGGAGTAGAAAGTCCAGAGCCTTTGCTGACATCAAAAATGTTTTTATGAGAGTTATCATCTACTATTTTGACCTCTTGTGGGTCGTCTTTGCTCTTTTTCTTGTCTTTATCAAAACTTTCTCCTCCTGCTTTCTCTCCTTTTTGATACTCTTCTTTAACACTTACCGTGCCTTCTTCAGAAAAAATACTATTCCAAAGCCCTTTGACCGTGTCTGTTACAGCTTTAATTTTTTCTGTAACACCATCAAAAAAACCTGTAAGCCAATCCCAGATTTCATTAAAAACTTTATAAATAGGCTCTATGATGGTGGACTGTATCCATCCTGCAAACTCAGAGAAGGTGCTTTTTATCCAATTCCAAACTCTGGACACCAGCTGCACTATCCAGTTGAACACTGTTTTTACAGCGTTCCAAATCACCATAAAAGTATTGACATAAATACTATATATATACTGGGCTACTGGCTTGATTACATTGTTCCATGCCCATGAAATAGTATTTATAATACCATCCCATGCAGTTTTTGCAAACTCCCAAACAGCCATGAAAATGTTTTTATAGAAATTAAAAATAAACATACCTATAGGCTTTAAAACAAGCCTCCAAACTCTGCCCGCATATACGCCGATGTTGTGGAATATTGCTCTTGCAGCATAGCCTATTCCAAAGAGTATTTCTCTAAATCTTCGACTATGTTCCCAAAGGTATTTTATAGCCACAATGACAGCGGTAATCCCCGCTATTATCCAGCCGATAACAGGAATATTCATAATAGCAACAGAAAAAGCTCTTGTCCCCATAGCTGCTCCTACTGCTGAATTTCTTACTGAGTTTAAAGAAGCAGCAAAACCCTTGTTAGCAAGACTTCCTATTCCTGTCCATAATGCTAAGGCTTTTGTACGGATAAGAGCTATCCCAGACTGTATGTTATCCTTTGTTTTTGCGAGTGTTACTGCACTCAATGTAGATTTTAGAATATTGAGATAAAACGCAGATTTTCCAAGCCATTCTACAGTAGAAAATCCTATATTTACAAAGGGAGTAAACTCTTCTGTAAGATTGAAAATAGATATTTTCAAATCATCAAACCAGGCTTTAGTTCTGGCTACTTTTTCATTATAGCCGCCCATGATTACCTCTGCTTGCTCTACTGCTGAATTAGTCCCTACAATAACCTTGGTCATCGCTTCTGCCTCATCAGCAGTGTTTATCATAGCAATAGCAGCCGCCATGTTTTCCTTACCAAATACTTTGGTCATAAGCGCAGTATCCCCTTGTATTTTTCTAAGAGTTTTTAACCGCTCATGTAGAGGTATAGAGCTGTCTGCTAGATAATCAACTGAAATACCAGCCTGCTGGAGACCCTCTGCTGCTAACTTAGAAGTAAATCTTCCTTCTGATAGCGTTGTAAGGACATTTCGCAGCGCTACACCGCCCTCACTTCCTTTTTTACCTGCCTGGTCTAAAAGCTGAATGTAGGCATTAGTTTCGGCAAAAGACAAACCAGTAGTTTTTGCCACCATTCCGACCTGTTCTAGTGCTTGTTTGATTTGTGGGAGTTCAGCAGACCCCTGCTGTGCTGCTGCGGACATGACATTCATCATGTCGCCCATGATTTTAGCTGCTGCAATAGGGTCGTCCATGCTTACACCAAATTGGTTGAGTGAAGTATTCAGGACATCCGTAGCTGCTACGGTATCACCACCCATCTGTTTGGAGAGAATATTCGCATTTTCCCCCATCATCTTCATAGCTTCTGAATTTTTAGCAATCTCGGGGGACAACTGTGAAAGCATCATTTTGTAAGATTCCACATTGTCTATTGCACTCGTTCCGAAGGTTTTCGCTGTGTCTCTCGCTGCCTTTTCAATTGCTTTTAAACCATCTCCTGTAACTCCTGTAATGGCAGAAAGCTCCATCATATTAGCATTGAGATTCCTGCCAGGTTCGATGAGGCTCTCAAAGTCTTGCCGAAGAGAAGAAAGTCCTTCTAAAGCTGTGCTAAATGCCAAAAAAGATTTAAAACAATCTCCAAAACTCTTAGTTGCATTCCTCGTACTCTCGTCTAATCTCTCAATCTCACGAGTTACCGAGCCGATGACATCATCACCTACAACTTTTAAATTTATTTGATATGTTACATTATTTGACATTTTTTTACTATCTTTGTTATGTAAATGGTTTTAAAATGAAAACATTAAAAATCACTTTTTGGGCAGCCCTCATTTTAGGAGTTATTTTCTTTCCTGCTCATATGATTATAATAGGTATGTTTTTAGTCGCTGTTGTTATAGCGGTTGGACTTATTTCCATTGCTCTTAAAGGAAATGATAGTATTAATTCTTCTATTTCTGATGATGAGGCTTTTATGATACATTATCTATTGAAGAAAAAGAAAGAACAATAAACCTCTAATCCCCACCAAACAAAGCCTTAAATAATTCGGCTTGGTTCTGTAGTCGCCATTCTTCCAGCCACATGGCTTGGGCATATAGTTTTCCCCATTCACTTATTTGTAGTGTTTCTGGCTCTACATTAAAATTTGACCTTATAAGAGCGTCACCCTTGAACCTTTCGTGTTCTGATTGCTCGCTTTCTAGCGAGCTTATAAGTTTTTTGCTTCAGAGCTGGTTTTCTGTACTCTTTCCATCAAAGCACTTACTGCCTTGATTTTAAGCATATCCCTGCCTTCTATTTCTTCATCAGCCTTTACAATACAGTTGTCATAAGCTGACCTTAATCCTTTCATTTCATCAGATTTAGATATTTTATGTATCGCTTCTAAATCCTTAAAGGTAGGCTCTCTGAATATAGCTTGATGAGTGTTTCCTTCATAAGTTACACCAACCAATACTAGTGCCCCTTTTTCTGCTTTGAGTTCTTCTATTTGCGCGGTATCAAGTCCGCAGATAAGTTCTTTGTCCATTTGTTTTTGTTTTTTATAATGTGAGCAGCAGAGAATTTTCCACTGCTCACAATGGTTGTTTTACTTTGATTTATCTACAATATGAGAAATAATAAGCTCCAGTTCTATCGGCTTGCTCATGTCTCCTTCTTTCCAGTCAAACTCTGTTTTTTTGAACTCGCAGTTCTTCAAAACATGTACTACCATAGGACCAGCATCGGGCTGATAACTTACCGTAATAGGAAATGGAGCAATTCTATGAAGCTGTCCTTTTGGCGCTTTTGATTTCAAAGCGAACACAGTCCCTGAAAGCAGAGTAATGGATGCTGTAGATTTTACCCTGCCATACCCACGAGATACAGGGTTTCGTCCTGCTCCATAGATATTTTCTTTTTCCATTTCTTCGCCGTATTTGATAGCGGTAATCCCCGTAACAGGAACACCTCCAATAGTAGCGGTAATATCTGCCCAGCCGTACTCTCTTCCGTTAATCAGCGGTTCTAATTCTACCATTTTTAATCTTTTTTAAGGGTTAAACCTATTTTTACCTCAATTTTTCTCAGTGTTCCCACAGGAACAATTTTTACAATCACTTCTAATTTAGAAGTTCTCAGCACCTGCTGGTTTGGATTTATATTAACCTCGTAACCGCTTACTTCTCCGTTTCTCTGCATTTCATCAAGAACATCATCACAGAGTGCCTCCAGTGCAGCAACACCTGATGCCTCCAGCAGTCCTGTATCAGGGTCTATATAAGCAGGTCCTGATACTTTCTTAATCAGCACCTTGTTAATTCCCCTAATGGCTTTATCAATGGTTCTGTTATTTTCGATATAAGCAAAATCACTCTCTAAACTAGTAGCAGTAAAACTATCATTAAGGAAAGTCCCTGCGACTCCCGTATGCTTTACTCCGAAGATGTAGCCTTTGTCGTTAATAGCTTCCAGCTGTTGTGGAGTATAGTTTCCTATAGCTGAACCATCACAAAAACAAATACTATCCAGTTCTCTTGTTTTTTCTACACCTCCTGTAAGAGCCTTGACATAAGCTGTGGAAACTAAATTTTGTTTTTCTACCCATGCAATACTCTCGCTTACTTTGGCTTTTGATACAGCGCCTAATACAGCACCAATACAAGAAATAGAAGCGTTGGTTTGGGATAAATAAGCGCCTCTCCCTCCGCCGTCTTGACCGATAACCACACTTACCCTTTCAGCATTCAATGTATGCAGGTCTGGTAGTTTAGTCATGTCTTCCGCAGTTATTTTTACCGAGAGGAGCAAGCTCAAAGGAATATTTAATTCGCCTAATTCTGAAGCAATCTGATTAAGTTTGCTCACTGAATTTGAAAGGGTATTTAAATTCCTTTTAAAATCACAAACTGCAATCTGTCTGATGTTCCCTTCCGCAAAGTTCTGCATGACTTTTACTTCTGTGTAATTGCCGTCGCTCTCTGCAACTGACTGAACATATAGTTTTGCTCCCTCATTCACTCGGAAGAACTCCGAAACATGGTAATGGAGTACAGGGTGCGTTGTCGCTGTGATACCAGCTTTATCTAATTCACTGATAGACAATATCAAGCGCTTATCTGTGGCTGTTTCTCCATAGACAATGATTCCAGAGATGAAATCTGTGCCATCTTGTCTTCTGCCAAGTCCGCCGTTTTCTCTAATAAATTTTACTCCGTTCATTTTTACTGAGTTATTTGGTTTTTAAGTTCTGTAAGAGCCTTAATAAGGTCTTCTGCATTTGGTTTTTCTGCAAGTTCTACTTTGAAGTAGGCTGCTAATGACTTCATTTTGTTGAAGTTTTTAGGAATCAGCTCTAATTCCATTAACTCTGATACTCTTTGCTCTCTTGTATCACCTTGCTCATTAGCAGTATTATCTACTGCTTCTGTTGTTTTCTCCCTTTTTGGAGTAACTTTTTCTACTGTTTTGTCTTCAAGAGTAGACGCATAGTTTACTGCATCGTTTTCTAGGAAGAAAAAATTACCATCAGCCGTCTTATAGGCTACATCTAGCTTTGGATTATCTATAAATACTTGTTCCATTGTTTTTTACTTTAAAGTTTTGATTTAATGAATAGAGGAGCCACACCAATGATGATAAACAATAAACTGAATCCTCCCAACCACATCAGGGCTGAATGATACCATTTAAAGGGTTTTTCTATATAGATGGGTATCTGTTTGCTCTCATGCTCATTCACATACTTATCATAGAGTTTGAGGGCTAATTTCTCGGCTTCCGCCTTGCAATCTATCGTGAGTTTATTGCCGCTAAGTGCCACCTGTGGAGGTTGCAATATCCTGCCTCTTGGTGGGTTTTTATAAATGGTTCTAATCTTGGGAGTTCCTCCCTCCGGGCAGTCTATCATGACCTCAGTCCTTACGCTGTCCCTCTGGGTTACTACCACGGTGTCTCTTACGAGGGTTTCCTTGGTAATGGTCTTTGTATTCTCTATGATTAGCGGTTCTGCAGGCTTCCTGCTTCCGCAGGAAACCGCAAAAACCAAAGCTAAACAGATAGATATGATTTTTAAATATGCATTTCTCATTGCTGTAAATTATAAGTGTTTGTATTCTGTTTTTGCATTAAAACTTGGGCAAGCTTTTTTTACCTCTGGAAAATCCCTATGCCCTTGGATGACCGCCTTTGGAAACTGCTTTTTGAGTTTTTTAAGTAAATCAAGTAGTGCCTTTTTCTGAGCTTCCGTTCTGTTGTCAATAGGTTTGTTTTGGCTGTCCACTCCCCCGATGTAGGAGATGTTAATACTAACCGAATTAAACCCCTTAACTCCATTGGACACTTTCTCTATTTCCAAG